CATCATCGCCTACCGCGTAGTAAAATAAAGCCATGACTAAGCCACTAACACCAAAACAGGAAGCATTCGCGCAGGCGGTGGCTAGTGGCTTAACTCAGTCTGATGCTTATCGGAAGGCTTACACAGTTGGGGTTAATACTAAGCCTGAGACGATTAATCAAACATCGTGTCGGTTGATGGCTGACCCCAATATTTGCGCAAGGGTCGATTTTCTCAAGGGAGAGCTAAGCAAGAAGGGCCTTTGGAGCCGCGAGGACAGCGTTAGGGCGCTTTTATCTGTGTTGGATGACCCAGATAAGAAGACTGACATTATCGCGGCTGTAAAGGAGCTTAATTCGATGCATGGGTTTAATGAGCCAGTCAAAATGGAAGTAACTGGCGCCAATGGCTCAGACCTTATTCCAAAGCCGTTTTACAAGATTGTGAAGTAACGCAAAATGCGTTAAAATAGCAAAGCCCCGAAAGATTCTCAGTCTGACGGGGCTTCTGACCAATTCACAAGCGGGAATGTAAAATGGCTAACTCAAATTCTACCAAAGATTTCTATGTTTACGTACATCGCAAAGCGACTACGGGACAAATATTTTATGTCGGAAAGGGTCACGGCGATAGATTGAAGTGGACTCACAGCAGGTCCAAGTTTTGGAATTCAATCGTTAAAAAACATGGCTTTACATACGAAGTCATAGCTGACAACTTGCAAGAGTGGTACGCATTTGAGATTGAAAAAGAAATAATCTTGTTTTATGGCCGTGAAAACCTTTGTAATCTAACCGATGGTGGTGACGGCCCATCTGGTGCAAAAAGAACCGAAGAGACAAAAAAGAAAATATCAATTTCAAAGTCTGGAGAAAACCATTTTTGCTTTGGTAAGTTTGGAAAAGATAGCCCGTCATTTGGACGTGTTGCGTCAGCAGAAACAAAGAAAAAGATGTCTATTGCAAGACTTGGATGCAAACATCATTTTTTTGGAGTAAAAGATGATAAGCATCAAAATGCAAAAAAAATCAAATGCGTAGAGCTTGATATTACATTTGGCTCTGGAACTCTCGCTATCAAATGGCTTATTGATAATGTAAATAAAAAAGCTGTTTACGGTCACTTATCAGAAGTAGCGACTGGAAAAAGAAAAAAAGCATACGGGTACACTTGGCATCATGTTTGAAGACAAAGAAGAAGCCCCCGTCATGGAGTGCAACATACCAGAAGCATTCCATGAATTCCTGCAATACTCACGCTTTCACTGCGCCTATGGTGGGCGCGGATCTGGTAAAACTCGCACGTTCATTACCATACTGGTAAACAACGTAATGACGTGCGGTTGGCGCGTCGTGGCAATGCGTGAGACTATGGAGTCAATCTCTGAAAGCTGCTATCAAGAGGTGATCGAGGAGATAGAGCGCCGCAACCTGCATCAATTCTTTAGGATTCTAAAGACTCACATTGAATGTCCAGCGTCGGGCGGTGTGTTTAAATTCTCTGGACTTCGCGCAAGTGCAAAGCGTTTAGATGGTCAAAAGCTGAAAGGATTTAGCCACTTTGACGCAGTATTCATTGATGAGGCTGAATCAGTATCTAAAGAATCATTCGATGCACTGGTGCCAACAATGCGTAAGCCTGATTCTCAAATTTACGTCTGTTTTAATCCAAGGTCGCCTTTGGATTTCATGTATAAGTTTTTCGTTACTGAGCGATACATTCCAGACTACACGACTGATGGAAAGCGTTTCGCAGTTGTCAGGCGCGTGAACTTCAATGAAAACCCTTTCTTTCCTGAGCCGTTGGCAAAGCACGCCGAAGAAATGCGGATACATGATTTTGACACTTACAAGCACGTTTATCTTGGTGAGCCCGTCTTTAATTCAGACTTGGCGGTTATCCGTCCTGAGTGGATTAGTTCCAGCGTGGATTCTCATATTAAATTGGGAATAGAGGCAAGTGGACGTAAGGAGGGGGGATTCGATGTCTCTGACGATGGTCCCGACGCTAACGCCTTAATATTCCGTCAAGGTATCGTAGCGACATACGCCGAAGAATGGCGCGATAAAGACCCGGTAAGCGCAGCCGCTCACGCTCACGCTCGATGCCTTGAAAACAATGTCAGCTTGCTTAGATACGATGATATCGGCGTTGGAGCTGGTGCTAAAGGTCAGTTCAGGATACTTCAGCAGGCCGAGCTAGACATGCTTCACCGTGGATTTACCCGCGTGCAAACTGAGGGCTTCAATGCGGGTGGCGCTATCAATAATCCTGATGGCTACTATGTCCAAGGCAAGAAAAATAAGGATATGTTCTACAACATCAAGGCACAGGCTTGGTGGTTGTTGTCTGATCGCTTTAGGAACACGTATAACGCCGTTAATGGCAAGGCATACGACAAAGACAAGCTGATTAGCATATCAAAGGATTTGAAGGGCTTAGACAAGTTATGCGCAGAGCTATCACAGCCGCAGCGTGACTACGTTAACGGCAAAGTAAAGGTCGAATCTAAAGCTGATATGAAGAAGCGCGGCGTATCTTCGCCAAACTTGGCTGACGCCTTTGTCATGGCTTTTTTGGATACTGGGACGTTTGATTTATCAGCGTTGCTTTAGCGTCCTGTTGCTTTAGCGATGGCTGCTATTGCTCTAGGCTTTGCTACAGACTCAAGAAATGCTTTGTAATGTCCGTCAAATTTCTCTTTTCCATCATCTTCTATTGCTGTTAGCAAAGTTCTTAATGCGGAAAGCAAATCTGGGGCCGAGGATAGAAGAATTGCATTAGCCATTTTCTCGTCATCCTTCACCAATCCAGATTGAGTTCTATCATCTGAATAAATTCTCTTGTATGGGAACATTCCAATATGATCGTCACCAATAGCAATATGCCAACTTGCAACCATCGATTCTTGTTCTTCTTTAACCAATTTCCAAGGTCCTGGAGTGTGTTTTGTCGTCATATCTATCCTTAGTTGATTGAGTCTAAATTGTAGCTCAAAAGCAGCCATGCAACCATTTATTTGCATTTAATCCTATAATTCGCACAATTAATAAGGTTTATTCATGGAAAATCAAAAGCGAAGCCGGGGCCGACCACGTAAAGACAGCGTAATCCGTAGTGACGGACCGTATCTTAATGTTTTTGCCAGCGTCGGCAACAGCAAAGACCGCAGCTCATACACCACGGCAGGTACACCGCGTATCCTTGATTTTCAAGAGCTTGAAAACCTATACCAAGGTAACGGATTCGCCCGTCGCATCATCGACTTGCCAGCGTCTGACATGGTGCGTGCATCATTCGAGATTGAAGGCGTCGAGGATTGTGAACCTATCCTGGCAGAGCTAGAGGGCATTAATATGATGCCTAAGCTGTGCGATGCTATCAAGTGGTCTAGCTTGTATGGCGGTGCGCTTGTCGTCATGCTAGTCAATGATGGCGGGATGATGGAGGATGCGCTAGTACCTGAGCGGGCTAAGTCATTGGAGCAATTGCGGGTTTATGACCGTCATCAAGTAACCCGCTACAAGAAGTACACAGACCCAAGTGACATGCGCTTTGGAGGTACTGAGCTTTACATGATCTCGCCGATTGAAGGCTCGCCATACGTCGTGCATGAGTCGCGTTGCTTGGTGTTCGATGGCGTATCGGTGCCAGACCGTACACGCGCCATTAATGACGGCTGGGGGGCTAGTGTGTTGCAACAGTGCGCAGATCAGCTAACCCGCTTTGGAATGTCTCACATTTGGGCTAACTCACTTGTCGAGCGCGCGCAACAGGCGGTGCATGGGATTCCTGAGCTAACTAATGTCCTGCGCTCGCCCGGTGGTGAGGCTTTGATTCGCCAGCGCCTTGATCTGGTTGACATGGCTCGTTCTATTAACAATACGGTCGCCATTGATGCCGCTGAGACATACGAACTAAAGTCAACATCACTCGCTGGCGTGCCTGACCTTATCGACCGCTTTGCACTGGCTTTATCCGCTGTTACGGGAATCCCTGAGTCGCTACTGTTTGGTAAGGCTACGGGGGGTTTAACGGCGTCTGGTGGTAATGACTTGGAAAACTGGTATTCCAAAGTAAGCCAGTTGCAAGAAACAATCTTGCTACCGTCTGTTGATAAGCTGTGCGCAATCCAAATGCACATCATGGGCCGGTATGTTGAGGATTACAAAATCGAGTTTGAATCTCTGTTTATGCCTTCGGAAAAGGAAGAGGCAGAGATTGAAAAGCTGGAGGCCGAGGCTAAAAAGGTTAAAGCTGACACGGCGAACATCTATGTCACCATCGGCGCTTTGGACCCTTCAGAGCTTCGCGCTTATCTGGCCAGCGAAGGAGAATACAAGATTGATGACGTACCTTTGATGGCTGAAATGCCTGACGTGCTGTTGGAGCCTGACGCACCATTGGTGGTAACTGCCAATAGTCGCACGGCTGGAACTGTATCGCAAAGCATTAGCACAGTGGGTGCCGTTACGACTGTATCCATGTTATGAGCGCGTTAAGCATAGCTTTACAGGGCATCGGATTCGGTGCTTTGTCGGTTTCTGTCATGGGTTTTATTGGTGAAGCAAGTCAACCAGTTGAACAACCTTCATATGGCTCAGGTGCTTATTTATTCCAGTCAACTAATCAAAAAGAGATTGACAAATACAAGATAAGAACCAGAAAACAGCGTGATAATGACATACTGTTTATGACGCACTAAAAATGGCAGGAAATGATTAAATACCCATACTCTCAAGAGCGAGAATATCAAAGGTTTGTAAAGCAAGTTTTTACAGCTTGCACTTCGTTCGTTCATGGCTCTGTTTTTCCCAAGTTGTCAGGCTGGATTCTGGTTAGAAAAGACGAAGAGCCAGAGGAAGAGACTCAAGAGTCAAGCGAGATTGAGGCATTGATTATTGCAATCTTGCTATTGAGCAGGGTTAGCCTGTATGGACGAAGCCAAATTGTTAATTTTGCAAAGTCAATATCATCAATGACAGCAAAAGAAGTACAAGATTACATTTCAAAAACATACGGCATAAAAATCCCATACTTTGAAAAAAAAGCCAAGTTACTTGATTGGGTTTCTGCGCAGGTTTCGGCGGTAAATAACCGAGTTGAAAAGTATGTAAATGATGTTGATGCAACCGTCAGGGATGGGCTGTCCAAGCAAAAAACAAAGTTGGCAATTGAGTCGGAAGTTAAAAATCTATCTGAAAAATTGATACTTGCATCCGGTGCTATTTCAGGAAACGGAACTGGTAACTTAATGGCTGAAACCGAGCGCGGAATGCTTGAAGATGCGAACATTCATAAGTACGCATGGATAACCCAAAAAGATGGCCGAGTAAGACCTGAGCACGCCGCTAGACAAGGCAAGATTTTTGACTGGAATAAGCCACCATCAGACGGGCATCCTGGACAGCCTTTTTTGTGCCGATGCGTGGCCGCTCCGGTGATTGAGGTTGGAGACAAAGTTGAAATATCAATCAGTCCACGAAACGCATACGATCTCACGATCTACAGGAAAGGCGTAATGCCTGAACAAAGACCTGAGCGTGATAAGAAGTATGCGGCTATTCTGAGAAGCGGGAAAATGACATCACAAGAGATTAAACAGTTGGCACTTGACCCAAATGCAGCCACTCAAATTTATCAAAACATCATCACATCAGGCCGTCTTAGCGCGTCAGATATGTTGAAAAAAGGTGCAAAATGAAATATGTAAGAGACAACCGTACTCAATACGACAAGATCATTCGAGAATTTAAAGAACTTGGCCGGACTGAAATCACAATCGGACTGCATGAAGACCTTGGAGTGCATCCTAGTGAAGACAACAAAGACAGCCTTAGTTATGCGCAAATTGGCACTATTCAGGAATATGGAGCAACCGTAATTCACCCAGACGGAAAGCCGGTTGATATCCCTTCTAGGCCGTTTACAGCCCGTTCATTTGATGCCAATAAGTCAAAGATCATTAGCGATATTGTTGCCATGCAAAAAGCAATGATGGCGGGACAGCGAATGAAGCCAATTGCTCAAAACATTGGTGATAAACAAGCATTGCGCCAAAAACAAACTATGGAAGTTTGGAGTACACCACCTAACTCAGCCCGCACAGTTAAGCACAAAGGCTTCAACAATCCACTTGTCCACACTCATGCAATGATTGATGGCGTGAAGGCTAAGGTTAGTTAGATTGTGAAAAAGTTTGCTTTCAAATAAGCCACATCAATAGCGCTTGCCATGCAAACGGCCATCATGTGATTGTCAAGATATTTTTGCAATTTTGCAAAATTAGCAGAACTTGGGTTTGCGCGGTGAGCATTGATTAATTTTTCCATTTTTAACTCCTTTGTGTTGATGCTTAAAGTGTAGCGCAAATACACCAATAAACACAATGTAAAAAATAAAAAGTTTGCATGAAATTTCACTCTGTTTTTGTGTTATTGCAATGCAATTTTTTTATAGTTATAATCCGCTTACATGGAAACAACACGCTACGACTTTACGC